TGGGTGAAACTATTACACTTTGATATAACTAAAACCATTTTCATCCGCTTTGATATCTATAACTTCAGTTATGTTGTCTTTTACAACTGGATTATGACTTATAACAAATACTTTAGACTCTTCTGCAAATCCTTCAAGTATTGATATTGAAGCTTTTATTCCAAACTCATCAAGTCCTCTATCTAACAATTCATCAACAATTAATAAACCAGACTGATTAGAGAAGAATACTCTACTTACACCAAATAAAGCAAAAGCCGCTGCTATTTCCATGCGAGTTTTTTGACCGCAACTTAATGAAGCAAAAGTTATTTCTTCTCCATCTGAGTATAATTTATCGTTTAAATCTTTGTCAAATTTTACTTCAATCTTCCTATCGTTAAAGAAGAAAGGAAGATATTGATTAATTTTTTCATTAAATACTGGAATCATTTCATCAATAAAAAATTTCTTAAATCCACCAGACTTATTGGAACAACATTCAGCAAGATATTCATAATGCTTAATATCATACTCAAGAGCATCGACTTCTTTTTGAATTTCTTCTACTTCTTTCTTAAATTCTTCTATTTCTGCCTTAAATTTTTCTACATAATTCTTATCATAAGCAGATTTAACATTTCCATTAACTGCAGTAATAATCAAATTATTGTCAGTTTTGATCTTTGCAAGTTCTGTTAATTTGTCACCAATAGAATTAATATATTCTTCTGTGTATTTAGAAAGTTCGAGCTTAGATTTCTTTTCTTTAAGCTCTGTAATCTCAACAAAAAGCTCGGCCTGCTTTTTACAGTTTTCTTCATATGTTTTATCAAATTCTGTTTTGTGCTTTAAAGCATTCAAATACTTTTCTTTAATAACATCTGAATTAGAAACAAAATCTTTATCAAGATTTTCTTTAATAGTATTTACATCTGTCAAAAGAGTATCATAAGTGTTCTTAAAATCTTCAAGATTTAATTTTTCTTCTTTCAACTGTTTATCAAAATCTTCAATATCTTCTTCAAGCTCTTTGATTTTTTTATCAATAGCTTCTCTTTTTTGAGCGGTTTCTTCAGCATCCATTTCATGTCCGCAATATGGACAAATTGCATCCTTTACTTTTTCAAGATCTTTCTTTTGTTTCTCAAGTTCTTTTTCAGAAGATTCTTTCTGAGATTTTAGAGTTCTCGCTTTTTCCATAGAACCATCAAGCTGAACCTTTGCTTTCTCAATTCCACTTTCTCTTGTTTTGATTGTTTCAAGATCGGTTTTATATTTTTCTTCCTTCTTTTTGTTTTCATCAAAATCAAAATCACCATACTTAACCAACAATTCTGATTCTTCTTCGGGAAAAGTATTTATAGAATTTAACTCATCATGAAGCTTTTGCTTTTCCTTGATTTGCTTTTCATATTCTTCACTCAAAGTAGTATTAGAAAGTTTTGCTTTCTCTGCTGCTACATCTATGAACTCAAGTTCTTTTTCTTCTTTTTCAGCTTCATCTATTTTCTTTTGAGCTTCTTCTTTTTGTTTCTTTAACTCAAGAAGTTTTTCTTTCGCTTGAGCAGAATAATCATCGAGATTTTTCTGAGCGTAATCTGCCTTACCTTCTGCTACACTTCTTTTTGAAACCACTTCGTCTTTCTTTGTATTAAGTTCTTTAATTATTTTCTTTATTTCTGCATAAAAATATGATACTTCTTTTAAAGAAAGAATGTTTTCAAAAACCACTAATCTATCAGAATTTTTTGCTGAGAAAAAATTAGAATAAAATTCTGAAGAAAAAACAGTAGAATTTACAAAAGCAACATAAGGCATTCCAAAATAATCTATAATTAATTCATTTGTGTCAGAAGTATTTTTACAAGAAATATCTTTATCACCTTTAAATAAATAAACTTTATCTCCGTGAGTTGTATGCGCACGGTATCTTAAAACTTTATAAATTTCTCCATCATCACCAACAAACTCTACAGAAACTTTACAGTCTTTTCCGATCTTTCTGTTTATAACATCTTTTACTAATTCTTGACGTGTTTTTCCATATAAAGCAAAAAGCATTGCTTCAATAATAGTAGATTTTCCAACACCATTTTTTCCTGAAATATTTACAAGCCCTTCTCCTGATAAATCAAATATTGTTTCTTGCGGCCCATAACTAAAAAAATTTTTAATACTTACTGATTTTATATATTTCATACTTATACCTTCTTTACTCTTTGTAAAACATTTTTAAAGCAAGACAATAATTTTTCATTATCAATCCCGGACTTGTTTGTAGATTTAAGATATTTAACCATGGAAACTGTCACTCCTTCGTTTGCGTCAATTTTTTCTCTTACAGAAGTATCTGCAGTTTCATTTTTTACAAACTTTGGAACTATTTCTACAGCACCTTTACTTAACATTATATCTCTAAGTTTTACAAAATTTTCAATTTTTGAATCAATTATTACTTCTACGAGTTTATTATTATAATCTATATCTTCTGATAGTAAAGCCTCTTCAAGGCTAACTGTCATATATTCAGGGGCTTCATTATATTCTACAAGCTCATAATCTTTTCCGTCAATAACAGCAAAATAATGATTTCCAGCTTCATCTCTTCTTGTTGAATAAGGAGAACCAGGAAATACTATATTTCCATCTTCTTGTTTCTTATGTAAATGGCCACTTACTACTAAATCATAATTTTCAAAACTTTCTTTAGTAAAAGTTTTATCTTCACACTTTTTAAACGGATTAAAGTAAAAACCTTCTACTTCCAAATGAGTAAAAAGAACTTCACCTTTATTTGGAATATCGTCTGGATTTTGAGTATATGCTAAAAAGTCATAAGATACTCCATCTATTTCTATTGTTTCTGATTTTTTGACAAAATGAGAAAAAGTTTTAAATGCTTCAAGTAGTGAATCACATTCCATATTTATCATGTCGTGATTACCGCTAAAAACATACAATGTTGCAACGCTACTTAATTCAAGAAGTTTATTAAAAAATGGAATAAACATTTGATGTCTTATATTGTTAGAGGTATCAAATAAATCACCACCTAAAACAATATGTTTAATATCATTTTTTATACAATAATTTTTTGCATAATCTAAGAAATTTAAACACTCTGTTAATCTTACTAAATCTCTATTAAGATGCAAATCGCTGCAGAATGCTATTTTTGCCATATTTTCTCCTTTTTGACTGAATTATAATACTTTAATTTTTTTATGTCAATAAAAGAGAAAGTTAATTTTTATAGAGGTTAAAATGAAAAATTTTAAAGAATATGTTTTACAAGAAGATGCGAATCTTTGGATAGCAAGCCAATTAGCAGATAAATATAAAAATGGCAATATTCATATGGATCTTAGCGACAAAAACATAGAAGCGGCTATTGATCTTTATAAAGAAAATCATCCAAATGATACAGAGGCAATTAACGGGATAGATAAAGACAAAATTAGAGAAATTATAAAAAAAAGAAATAATAAAAAGAGTAAAAACAGTTTAACCTCTCTTGCTCAAGAAGGTGATTATAAGAAACTTTCGTTAGAACTTGAAAAACTCTCAAAAAATGAAAATACCGAAGTTCAAAAAAAGGTTAATTTAATTCTTCCAAAAGTTAGACAGCTTTCTGCTGCAGCTTCTGTAGTAACAGAAGATGAAAAAGAGGAAGAATTAAGACAAGAAATAATTAATGCTTGTAAAGAAATAGATGATTTAATTCTTAAAGACAATAATACACCTGAAAGTAGGGAACAAAATGCTGCTGCTCAAGAAAAAATGAAAGATGTTTATAAAGAATTATATAATAAATACTCTGGTGGAGATTTAAAAAAAGCAGCTTCATTTTTAAACAATGTAGCAAAAATATCTGGAGACCAAAAAACGTTAAGTTTTGAAGAACTTAAAGTTGGTTGGGGAAAAATATCCGCTGGAAATCAATTTGTTGGTAAAAGTTTTGTCAAAGATAATAATCTTACAAAAGGTGTTAAATTTTTGATAGGTTGTCTATGCCTTAAACTAACACTTGGTTCTGATATTTTCGGCGGACAAGGTGTTAAAGTTCTTGAAAAAGAAGGTATAAAAACAGATGCTAATGTAAATGATGCTATTTCAAGTTTAAAGGTTCAAACTGTAGATAAGAGTATTGAAGAAAACTTTAGCGGAATTAGATCTAGTGAAAGTTTCTTAAAAGGTCTTGAAGGTTTATTTAGAACTCTTGAAAGATTAACTAAACAAAAACCAGTTGATGATCTTGATCCAAAAGCACAACAAAGCAAAGAGCAGCCAGAAGCAAAGCCAAATGAAAATTCAGAAGTAAATACAGTCAATAAAGATAACGAAAATATCAACCAACCAGAAACAGAAAACAATACAGAAAATAAAGCAAACGAAAACTCAAAATCAAGTGAAGCTCCTAAAACTTCTGATAATGAAACTTCTAACGGAAGCAACAGTACAAGTTTCAAAATAACTTCTTCAGATACAGCAGAAACAATTAAGCAAAAAGTAGATGATTTCTTTGGTGATGGTTCTAATGATAATCGTGGTTCTTTATTTAATTATTGGAAACAAAAAATCGAAGAACTTAAAAATAAAAGATTAAAGAACAATAATAACGAAGAAGTAAATGAAAATTATAATATTTACTCAATAGTTGGTGAAAAAATACTTAACGAAAGACTTGGTGCTTTTATAAAGAATAGAGCTGGAATTTCAAATGTTGGTAGAATTTCTTTAAACAGTGATAGAGCACAAAACTCTATGTCTAAAATGTTTGATACTTCTACACAAGATATGGAAAACTATCAATCAGACTTTGTTAAAAAAGCACAAAAATATTCTGAAACAATTTCTTCTCCAATTGCAGGAACAAAATCACAAATTTCTGCTCGCAGTAAATTAAATGTTCTTGCTATTACTTATAATTCAAGATTGGCAGATTGTTATAATCATGCCGTTAGTAGAAGTAGATATAATGAAATTGGTTTAACTGGTAAAGAAATTGGCGATGATTTTAAAAAGATGGGAAAAGGTATCAAGAAAACTTTATGGGATGATACAAAACAAGGAAAAACAGAAGCTATTGATAAAGAAAGAATTGACAGAGCTGCAAATGCTTTTAACGAAGTATGGCAAAAACTTGATAAACAAACCAAAGCCCTTGTTGCACATGCAATTTTAAAAAATGATGAATCAACTTTAAAAATTGATAGTATTTTAATGAGAGAAAAAAATGGAACATTAGTTCCTGTTCAATCAGTTCTTAAAACTATCACTGATATTGCTTTATCTCGTGGCGATTTAGATGTTAAAAACAAAGATGAAGTTGAGAGTCTTTTGTTCAAGATAAGTAAAACAGAGTGGTTTAATGAACACAAAGATGAGTTAATGGATTTAGAAAGAAGATATAATTCTTTTGAAAAAGCATATGAAGCAGTTTGCAAAGAAATTCCAATGATATTAAAAGCTGCTCAAACTCAACAGCCAGCTCAGAATCAACAGCCAGCTCAGAATCAACAGCCAGCTCAAACTCAGCAACCAGTTCAAAACCAACAAGTTCAGAATCAAGAAGCTTTAAGACAAAACCAAGTAAATGCTTCAGAAACACCTATTAACACTCAGGCTGCTGGTACTGCTTCTGTTGTTACTGAAAGCTTTGACCCAAGTCAAGCAATGGAAGTTGTTAATGTATTAAAGCAACCTTCTTTGGATGGATGTAAAAAAATAGCAAGTTATTTTGGAAGTTTTGACCCAGACGCAATTTATAATGCTATTCTTAGATGGACTTATGAGCCAAAGAATAAAAAACTTTTAAATTCTGTTCAACAAGTTCAAGCAACTGTTACAACTTCTTCTGTTGGAACAGTTATTCCTACAAGGATGTATGCTAAAGCAATAAGAAGACGAATAGACAAGTTTGCTTTCTAAAATAAAAAACCTACTCGAAAGAGTAGGTTATTTTTTTAAGTATTTATCAAAATTATTTGGAAGTATATCCCATAAAGATTGTTTATTTAAATCACTTTCTAAAATTTCTTTTTTCTGCCTATAACAATTTTCAAGATATTCAGGTTTTATATTTTTTAAAGACCAACATTTTTTAAAATCTTCGTCTTTTATTGTTCTTATAGAATACAATCTTCTTGGAATAAAAAAAGAGCAACCCCAAACTTCTCCATAATTAGAAAAACTCATCCCGTCTTTGAAATTGTTTTCGAGCTGCTTTAATAAATCTTCTTTTGTAAAACCAAGAATTTCGCCCCACTTAAAGGGGCCATCTTTTTTAAGACAATAAGTTAAACTTTGCTTAATGTTTTTATCTATATTTGAAATCATTAACTATAATAATTAACAAGCTGATCTGTTATTTCATCTGTAAAATTAGGGAACTTTATTTTAAGTTCTGCTCTAAACTTTTCTTCTCTATCATTAATTGTTTCTTCTATTTCTTTTTTAAGATTTTTATATTTTTGAGCTGTTAATTCAACCAAATCATCTGCTTCTTTTTTTATTTTTGGTTCATATTTCTCTGCAATTTTTACAAGAACATCTCTTTGAAGTATATTCAACCTTTGTTCAAAAATTAATTTAGATAATAGATAACAATTTTCACCAATTGCTCTTATTTCTACATCTGTTTTATCTTCGAAGTGATCTGCCCTAATAGCTTCACAAATTTGATCTTTGATTGTTTCTTTTACTTGATCCATTAAAAAGCCATAAATAATTATTTGATAATTGTCTTCTACGGTTAATTCTTCTTTTTCTTTTTTTAAGATTTCACCATATTCAAGTTTTGCAATATTTATTAAATTATCTATTTTTGACACAGAATATCTGACACAATTTGCTATTGTTTCGCTTGTTTTTTTATCGATCTCTTTTGATAAATCACCTTTCCAATTTATTATAGAACTACTTAAAAAAACTGCATCTTTTACTATATTAGATTCAAAAGCCTTCTTTCCTTTTGGTTTGTCTTTACCACCTACATGAAATTTTACACCATCTTTTCCAGCTTCTGCTTCAACTTCGCCGCCATTTTTGATTGCTTTAGTTATTATAATAACTAAAAGCACTACTATTACTAATAGTAAAGAAAAAATAATTCCTGCTATTACAGGATGTTTATCAAAAAAAACCCACATATTCGACCTCTATATATATTAACTTATTAATACATAAAAAAAGCCCACAAACGTGGGCCAAAACTTTATTTAATTTCTATTTTTTTAATTTTGTTTTCTAGTTTTTCTTCCCTTGCAGGAACGGTTATTACAAGAATACCGTCTTTAAATTCTGCACTTACTTTATCGAAGTCGAATTTATCTTCTGGAATAAAATACTTATAAGAGAAATTTGAATCCTTAAAAGTATTTACCAAAACTTTAGCCTTTGACTTTTTTTCTTTATCTACAAGCATTAAGTTTTCGAATTCGGCTTTTTTCCTTTTTTCGTACTCTTTTGTTGTAGAAAGAATCAAACAGTCTTTTCCAAAACTAATATCCAAATCTTCTTTTGAATAACCAGCCAAAGCAAACTTAAAAGTAACTTTGTTATCTCTCTTAATTACTTTTAGTGGTGGAAATGAAGGTACTGAATACTTAGTACTAGAAAGGAACGAATCGTCGAATAATTTCGACATCTCATCAAACAAATCATTAAACATATATTTTCTCCTACTTAAACCCTCGACTTAGACGAGCAGCTTAAGATTTTTTACTATTTTATTTTAAGAAACAACCCCACAGTCTTGTCGAAGTTGCCCTTTTTATTATCTTTCTTTTCATTCAAAAATTTATTAGCAGCAGCTAACATTGTTCCAACATAAATCGGTTTCAAAGAAACTGTTACTGAATTTGTCATATATACATAAGTATAATCAAAAATACTTATTTTGTCAAGAGTTAAAACTTTTCCAGTTGTTTTTGTAATCATTGAAAAAATATCTTCTCTCGTTTTTCTATTTCTTTTTAAATGCTCTTTAAATTCTTCAGCAATCGCTTTTTCGTAAAGTATTCCAATACCATAAAATTTTATCAAATATGGTAATTGTTTTTTTAATTTATAAGTTTTTGAAAAACTTAAATAATTAATAGAAGTTCCAGATGTATCTTTAAAAGCATCATCTACCCAATCCTTTATATTAAAAGCAAAAATTGAAGTGTTTGTATTGTAATTAACTAATTTAATATATTTCCTATCTTCGGGTCTTAACCAAGAATTTAATTTTTGCTTAAGAATAGTATTATCAACAGAAAGTGTTCCGTTTGAAAAAACCTGATTTGAATAACACATATTGTTGAATTTTAAATAATAAATTCCTTTCTCGACTTTTGAAAACATTATTTGAGGATTTATATTAAATTGTTTTATTTGTTGCGGGGCTAAAAAATTACTTTGTTTATTTAGCCCAGTAAAAGGCATTTGCGGTATCATTAATCTTCATCCCTTGCTATTAAATTTAATTTATCCTTTGCTTTATTAATACTATAAGTAAATTGTTTTAATTCACTTTCATCGTTAAGCTTCTTAAAATCTGAAATTTTATCTTCAAGAGTTTTAAGTTCATTTATGGCTGAAGTTCTTGAATAATCTGAATCTATTATTCTATTTAAATATTCTTCCAAATCTACTTTTCCAGTCTTTTTACCATTTGTATTTTTTGGATTAAGTTTGTTTAAGAACTTTTCACATCTTAATTTTGTTTCGCTGTCTAATTTTTCACCATTAATTAAATTTTTTAATTTATCCTGAGCGCTTTCAAGTTCTTTGATACTATCATAATCTTTTTCTATAATAGCATCTATTTTTTCATCCAAATCACCAGCTCCATCAGAAGACATTTTAATTTCTCCTTTTTTGAATATATTATCAGGATTTTTCAACTGTTTAACTGTAAGGAAATTATTAAACAATCTATATTTTTTACAAAGAGCAACATCTTCTTCAGACATTACTTTTAAAAGACTTCTTTCAAATCTTTTAAGTTCTCTATCTATATCTTTTTCTGCTTTTAAGATTTTTGGAGATTTTTCTTTATATTCAACGCCTTTAAAATCTTCTGGTTTAATTTTAAGTTTCCAGTCATTTATATCGCCAGAGTATTTACTTCCTAAAACCTTAAGTCCCCAAATCTTTTTCTCGTATTGGTTTAAAGAAATCGTAGATTTAAGTTTCATATAATTATTATATTTATCATCATAAATCTTTTGTGCAGCATCTATTCCGTCTTTTAAAACCTTTTCGTAAAATTTTTTATATTCTGAAAAATTTGAATTGTCCCTAATTTTTTGAACTTCTTCTTTTCTTAATAAATAAATAGCAAAAGCATCTTTGAAAGAACCAAAAGGTTTATTGTTGTTTTTGTTTGGTCTGTTATTTACATTAGTAATACCCTTTTCCCTAAGGGCGTTAATTCTGTACTGCATTTCTTCTTTACTAAGAGTAATTGCAGAACCAGTTCTTTCAGAACCACTAATTTTATATTTTCCATTACTTAATGGAGGTTCTTTTAGTATTCTTTGAAGTCTTTCTATTTCAGAAGCTGTGCTAGCAAGTTCTGCAAGAGTCCAACCTTTTAATTCTTTTATTCCAAGCCCTGCTTTTTCAAAAACTTTATCAATATCAACTGCTGATAAATTAAAATTATTATTTGATTTAAAATCTTCATAAGATTTTCTTGCATCATTTAGAGCTTTTCTTGCAGCTTCCTGTTTATCATTCATTTCTTTTGAATCTTTGAAATAAGTCTTACTTTTTTCTATCTTTCTTCTTCCAGATTCACGATACTGATAATATTCTTCTTTGGTCATACCAAATCTTTCTTTGTCGCTAACCATGTAGTTTTTAGCAACTTCTCTTTTAATTACTTGGTAAGGAGCCATAACATTTATTCTAAAATCTTTAATGCTATTAACTATTTTTGGACCATATTTTTTATAGATTTGAGCAAGAACTTGCTTTTGTTCGCTTGTATATGAATAAACTGTGTCACTATCAGAATCGCCACTTCTTCCTAAATATTTAGCCTTTACTTTTTCAACTTTCTGTTCGGCATCTATTTTTAAATCTTTGGCTTTTTGTTTAGCCTTATTTACTTTTTCTAATACATTATCTTTAAATACGAAAAAAGCAACTGTAGGACTTACTTTAAAAATCCCTTCTTCTAGAATATAATTTGTATCTGTTGATAATTCTTCATTAATAATATCTTGGAAATTCATAAAATTAACTTTTGTATAAAAAACCGCTTAGTTTCCTAAGCGGCCAAAAGAAAGAAAAGATGAAAAGTCGTGCGATTGCACTTATATATATCTTTCTTGCCACCTTTTCTTTCAGTAGAGGTTTTATTCAGAGTAATTATTTTCTCTAAGTAAAACTCTTTGATTAGAAGAACCACGAAGCTTCAAAGAAGTATCTCTTAGTTCTTCTATATATAAACCATCTATTAAGACATCTATTTTTTTTAAAATTTTTGAAATACAAGTGTTGTATTTTTGAGAGTGTTTTGAAGTATCAATTAAATATTCGTAATCATAACCAGTCCATAGATAAATTTTTATCTTATCTTGATAAACTTCCCTAACTCGATTGATAATATAGAAAACATCTTCTATATTATATTCAACCAAAGGTTCTCCACCCAAAACACTAAACTGTCTTAAAACTCCATTTTTTTCTATAAGTTCTATTACTTTATTAGCAACATCTTCTCTTGGAATTTCTTCTCCAGCTTTACGATCCCAAAGTTCTTGATTGTGGCAACCTTTACAGCAATGAGGACAACCAACTGTCCATAAACTTACTGCAATTCCATCGTCGCTATCAACTATATCGTCTTCTAAAACACCTGCAATTCTCATTTAAAAATCTCTCAACATTCTTGGTTCCCAAGTACTGCCATCTACATGTTTCATATCTATACGATCTGGAACAACTGTATAAGTTACTTTATTTCCTTCTTCATACTTTTTAGCAATTGTAAAAGCACTAACAAGGTTTAAATCAAAAGAATATTTTGATTTACTTGGTATTCCTTCTCCAAGGGCATTAATAGCAGCTTTCATCGCATCATTAAAAGCAAACGCCAACGGCTCATTTTCATCAACTGTTATTTTTACTTCCATCTTTACACTCCGTTTTCCTTAAATTTTATATTACCAAACTTAGTATGCGCTTGTCTAAGCTCAACTTCTCTCTGCTTACCAGCATTAAATGAATTTCGATAATTTCCATTAATATATCCAGTTACTCTTCTAAGCCAATTTATTTTTTTACTTCCACAAATTGGACAAACACCAACATCTTCTGAAAGATTGTCTGTATTTCCACATTCTGTACATTCATTAATTTGGAAATTTAATGCAAAATAAGGAATATCCTTAGACATTGCATAGTCGATAATTTGCTCAAGTGCTTTAAGATTATGTTTTACTTCATCATCAATCTCTACATAAGTAATACAGCCAGCAGATGAATAACCAGTTAATTGACTTTCAATATCAATCTTATCAAAAGGTGAAATTTTCTTATATACTGGAACATGAATAGAATTTGTAAAGAAAAGTTTTTCTACTTTATTTCCATCGTCGTCAATAAAATAAGTAACATTTTCCATTTCACCATATTTGTTTTTGAAGGCTTTAAAAGCGGTGAAGCATAACGATTCAGCCGGAGTAAAATATACTCCAAAATTTAATTTATATTGCTCTTTATACTCGTTACATTTATCGGCAAACAATTGTTCTATTTTTTTTGCGAGTTCCATTCCTTTTGGAGAACATTGATCGCAACCAATAAGAATTTCAAGAGTTTCTGCTAAACCAAGTTGTCCAATAGCAAGTGTTCCATGCTTTAAGGCAGAAATAATTCCTTCTTCAGGAACATACCCTTTCATTGTACAGTTTCCATATACAAATGTTGAAGATTCAGGGCCTTGCGCAGCAATCCAATTAAATCTTTCAATTAATTCATCTTTTGCTTCACCGATATATCTTTCAAGTAAATCCATAAAATAATCTACTACATATTCTGGGTTATCCTTTGCTTTCTTTTTAGCCATCATTGCAATCATTGGCATAACAACTGTACATGGAGCAATATTTCCACGTCCATCTTTTTGAATTCCAGACCAAAGCATATCTCTTGGAAGCTTTTTCTCATCTATTGTTCTTCTGATTACTTTTCTAAAATAATCTTCTGTAAAATTTATATCAAAACCATTGTAAGTTCTGCAACCCATACTTGAAAAAGCCTCGAATGGTCTTTCTTCTTTATTCATTGTGATTTTATAAGTATCACCTTCATCAAAATCAATAGTAAAACCAAGTTCTCTTGTGATTGAAGGCCCTAAACCAACAAGTTCATATAAATCTTTTACATCAAGGCTCAAAAGAACTTTCTCTTTAATAGCCTGAGATTTTTCAAATGCCTTTCTTTGAACAGACCAATCACAGTTTCCAAAATTTGGATAATCTCTTTTTGGAAGAACACTAATTGCTTGCTGCTTTAAATCATAGTTTGGTGTTCCTGGTTTATCATTAACACCTTTCTTATATTGGAAAATACCACAAGGGAATATAGGAGTAAGTCCAAGTTCTCCAATTCCTTCTTCCCAAGATTTAAGCAAATGTTTAGTAACAAGTCTTCCCTCTGGTGAAATATCCAGACCATAATTTACTGAAGTAAATGGCAACTGATTTCCACTTCTTGATTGGAGTGTATTTGCATTATGCAACCAACCTTCCATTGTCTGATGAACTTCTTCTTCCAAATCTTCCATAGCAAATTTAGCAGCTTGCGAATTACAAGCAACATAATCTGTATCATCTATTGATAAATAAGGTTGGAAAGAATAATCCAACTCTTTTCCAGTAATTCTTTCATAATTCTTTTTGTAAAATTTATAATAATCTTTACTTACAAGTGGAGCAAATGTAGTTTCAAAATGAGTAAGTGATACTCCACCAAACTGTGGCATTGATTGAGATTGCAATTCCATAAGTTCCAACTGACCTAATGTTGAAACTCTTCCAGCTTTTCTAATATCTTTTGGAATCTTAACAGTCATTCCATTATCTCTATAATCATCTGCTGGGAATGAAAGACAATTTGGTTTTCCTTTTTTATAACTATCAAGATCATGAATATAATTAATCATTTCTCTATGGTTTTTTGCGAACTTTGGAGTAATCATATAATCAAGTGCTAACTCTTTATCAAGTAAGCCATGAGCTTCGCCCGCTTTACCATCATAAGACAAACCATCTACATTTGCATTCTGTTTGTCCCAGGTTTTTCCAGAGTATTTATCCTCCATTTCTTGAATAACCTTTTCTTTCTTAAATCTGTCTTTTGCTCTTTGTTCTCTATACTTAATAAAAGAGCGAACAACAGCGGTATGGTTTTTATGAACCAAACCATCTTCTACTAAATCTTGGATTTCTTCTACGGGCATTAATTCTTCTTCTGACTTTGACATTTTTTTAACTACCCATTTTACAACTTCCATAATTTGTTCATCAGTCATTCTTTGATCTTTATCGACTGGATACTCTTTACTGTTATTTGCAGCCTTAATTGCTTTGAAGATTTTTACTTCATCAAAATCTTTCTTTCTTCCATCTCTTTTTAAAACTTTTTTCATATAACCTCTCTATGGATAATTAACTTGTTAGTGTAGTTTTAACAGAAAATATCCAAAACTACACCATATATAGTGTAATTTACGATTAGTATAAATCCATATTTTTGTTTGTCAAGATAAATTTATGGATAGATTAACAGTAAAGAAGGTTATTGAAATAAATTGCAAAAAGAACAGAATTTGTAATTCAAGCAAATCAAAAGTTCTAAACAAGTGTTACCAAAGTCTCATTGATTCTCTTCCAGAGTATTATACATTCTCTGTATCTCTAAGATTAAGTGAAGTAGATACTCCAATATTAATTATTGAAAACAAAAAAAATAAACTTAAACCAAATGTATTAGTTTATTGTTTTGAAAATAATTACTACTTACACATGAACTATAAAACAACTATTACTTCCGATCTTGAAGAAGCTTCTCTTCAAATCGAAAAATACTATGTCTAAAAAACTGCTTCTACTTGGTACTTAGTATGGTGTACAGCAGACTCTGGTGTCGTCACTCAGGACAAAAATGTCTCCTCGGTGACGTTAAAGATCTTTAGTATTATTAAAGTTTTATATTAAAAAAGTTAAAAATAGGAGAATAAAATGTTAACAGAGAAAACATTAAATGTTTTTTTTAATAATAGATTAAATCAAAACAACAATATTTTATATGAAGAATTACATTTACCGCATGGTACAAAATCTGCAAAAGTAGTAACTCATGTTGATTTAGATGGCGTAACCTCTGGAATTTCAATGGTTCAACAGCTTATTAAACAAGGAATTCCAAAGGAAAGAATTACAATTGAGTTTGCCCAATATGGTGATGAAGATAAGGAAAAAGATACTCATACAGATAAATTCAGAACAAGTAAAAAAGGCGAATATATCGGTGTAACAGACTTTGCAAAACTTCCAAAGGTAAGACCATTTAAACTTTGGAATACCTTGTTCAATTTTAAAGGAGATTCGAGTGCGTTGTTAAATTTATTACAACGCGATTGGAGCACATATACTCAAGAAAAGTTCGATAAAGAAATTATAGATACTTACAAGATTCAAGTTGGTAAATTTACAAGTGGAAATTTGAAGAAATTATTAGAAGCATTTAAGGCTTACAATGCTTTAAAAGATTATGCTTCTAAGAATAAAAAATTTACAGGTTTCACACCTGCAACAATGCAGAACATTAAAGAACTTTCATTCCCAATTGTAAATCCACAATTCTTATCAGATCATCACTCTAACGAAACTGGTGCTTTATCTGGTGGAAAAACTGGTGAAGTTGCTGCAAGTTCTCCTTCAGAGGCTGAATTGTTTGCTAATAAGTATGCTCCTGGACTTTGGTCTCAAGCAGATTTGAAGGCAATCTCTATGGTTGACTCTGCAGGTTATACAGAAGCACAACTTAAAAACACTGTTTTCTTGGAGAAACATTTTACAGGGCCAGATAGACAAAAAAATCTTGCTACAATTGTTGCTTGTATTTATGACAATCTTTGTAAGAAAGATAGAAATGCTGCAGCTTGGATTATTAAGAATTCACAGCCAAGTTTAGTATCTCTTTATAACAATACTTTAAAAGCTGCTAATTATAACGGCAAAAGATTGCAGTATATTTCAGCTCTAAAGAATGGCGAAGTAGATAAAGCAAAGCAATTACTTTCAGAAATTCCAGAAGAACTTAATAAGAGATATGATAGACGCGGAGATCCTTCACAACCAATTATGGATCTAGAAGGATGGAGAGCTAAAAACAAAAAAGATATTGAAAATATGAAAACTGGCTACAAGACAGAAGCAGACGAAAAGAAGCTTGAAGAAATCAAGGGAAAAAGAGATGCAGAATCTAAAGCCATAAGAGATGAAATTAAGGGCAAGAAAGGAAAGGTTATAGCCCATAACAATTTTGCTATTTTTAATGGTAAAGATAAGAAAACTCAATATACAAGATATGCAACTACATTGTTCTCAGAGAACGGACAAAGACAACCATTCTCTATGAGATATTGGGATAGTTTCTTCCAGATTGCTAAATCTACACTTTATAAAGGTAAAGTAAATTTCATGGAAGTAAATAAACACGTTCTTGAAGATGTAGAAACTTATCTTAAATCTCAAGGTGTTAATGATTTAAAGATTAAAACTGTTATCGATGAAATGAAAGAAAAAAATGGTGGTCATAGCGGTGGTATTTGGTCATTCCAAGGTTTTAATAAAATTACACCACCTTCAAAAGTAACAGACGATAAGTATTGGGTTGCTAAAAGAGTTCTTAAGAAAAAACCAGATTCAGAAATTGCTAATAAAGTAATTAATGATAAGGCTCCAGATATTGAAAAATATGACGAAATAAGAAAAAACTGTTTAAAGAGAGCTATGAATTCAGCTATCTATTGGACTAACAAACTTTATCCAGTTTCTCAAGAAGATCTTGAAGCATTAAAAACAAGCGACGAGGATTTTAACCACAAAGGTTAAAAACCTCTACTGAAATTAATTACTTTTTTAAGTTAATTAGAGAGGTGAAATAGATGTCTTTAAAAATATCAGATAGTAAATCTTTTAAACTTGAACCAGTTAAAAAGAATAGGTTTATATTCCAATTCTCATCTGTTCCAGGAAATACTAATCAGGAAGAAGCTCTTGCTTTCGTAGCAAAATCAGCATCAGTTCCAAGTATTTCATTTGATAAGCAATCTACTAAGCGTATCCACGAAACATATAACACAGCTGGTACTCCAACCTTTAACGACTTGAATGTTTCTTTTAATGATTTTATTAGAAACGCAAGCTCAACTGGTGGAGAACTTTCAGCAGGTGACATTATGTATAACTGGGCTAGTATGATTTATAATCCGCTTACAGGACAAATGGGATATAAAACTCAGTATGCTACTTCTGCAACAGAAGCTCAGCTTGACCCAGCAGGAAATATTTTCAGAGCTTGGAATATTTTTGGTATCTTCCCAACAAATGTTAATTTTGGTGATACACTTTCTTACGAAGATTCTGGTTCTACAGAAATTAGCTGTACTTTTGCTTATGATATAGCAATTAAAGTTCAGGATTCTAAATCAAGTTCTGAGTCAGCCTAATTTCAAAAATAAGCAAACTAACACCCCACAGATTCCTGTGGGGTTTTTAATTTACCCCTCAAGCACAAAAAGTTAATTTTATGGCTGAGACTTTTAACATAGATAAATTATTGGAAGAATACACTGTAGGAAGTAGCAGTAGTAATAAAGATTGGATGAAAAAATTACCTCAAAAGAAAACAGTTACTAAAACTACAGAAATAAATGTAGATAATTATTATAATTATTACGGAATAATGACTCCAAATGTTGAAGTTTCTTTTTTACACGATAAAGGAAAAGACTTAAATGGTAAAGACGCCGTTTGGACAAACCTAAATGGTGATGATAGAATTAGACAAAATAATTATTTTGTTAGTGCTACAATTACAGATAATGGCTCTAGAACTTTAAACCTTACCCTCTTCGACAGATCTTTTTATCAAGTTCAAGGATTAATATTTCAAGCAATTAAAGCTGGTGGCGGAAGAGAAGAAAAAGATATAGTAAATGTAAAAGAAAATTCGGTGGATATTAAAGATGGTTCAGGAGAAAGAGTAACTTCTTTAAATTTTGTTTATCAACCAAATAACATGATAGTTAATAACTTAAGAATTAAGTGGGGTTACGCAGAAGAAAACCCTACAAATGAAAAAACTAAAGAATTAACAAATGACAATTATTTTAATAATATAAATAGCCCATCAAGCACTCACAGATGGAATGAAAGAACTGGCTTTGATTCAAAAGTTTTAAGATATGACGAGAATGGTAAAGTAGGTTTAAGAACTTACGAGAATGATAAAGGAGAAGAAATAATAACAAGAGGAAGCTATGAAGAGATTCTTAACCAAAGCAATCAATCTACAGTAAGAAGTTGTGAAGAATATTTCTTTATAACAAATGTTGAATCTACTTTAACCGATACTGGTATGCGTTATAATATAACAGCAATCGGCGTAGATAATTTTATCCTTAATGGTTTTAAATTTGTTCAAATGTATGCTCAGTTAAAAGGAACTGCTAAAGAACTTATGGGTTTCTTTATGAAATCCTTCAACGAAAATGATAAATCATTAGTAAGAGTAGTTTGGAATGATGATAAAAAACTTCAAAATGGTACAGAGTTTGTAAAGAATTACGATGGTAAATATATCGAAAGAGAAAAAGCCGAAGGAGATGAAACAGAAAGCGCTTATAAGAGAAGAAAAGAATTAACTAAACTTTTATCAATAGCAAAGAACACAATGGCAGTTCTAAGAAAAGATGATTCTCAATCTCTTGAAAAAGACTTCTTCGGTAATAATAAAATCGAATATGATGTTTTATCAGAAGGTCTAGATAAAAAAATGAAGCTGGAAGCTGAAGCTACCACTAATCTTACTTTTGAAGAAAAAATAGATTTTATTTCTATAACATCTCCTTTTCTTGGTGGAAGTGTAAATGACGATAAAAAATATAATTTAAGTGATGAAAATAAAGAAAAAGTATTTCTGGACAAAGCAATAAAAAACTATTCAAAAATTTCAAGAGGCTCAAAGGTTAAAAAAGGAAGTGGAAAAACAAAAATTTCTATTTATAATCTTCAAAAAATTTATTTATATGCTATTGAAAACTCAATTTCAGAAATACCTGATTTTGAACTAAGTGTTGAAGTAGGTGACTCTGTAGAAAACTTAGACAACTACCAAAAAGCCGCAGAAGAAATCGAAGAAAGAATTACAAATATAAAAAATTCTAACAAAAAAATATCTGATATAGATTGGGACGAACCATTAATTAATAACAGAGCTAACTCAATAAGAGAAAATTTATTACAAATAACAGATAATCTAAAAAAAGAAATTGAAGCAATTGATGAAAGAGATAAAGGCGAAGGTGTAAGCAGAGATTATTTAGAAGGTCTTGAAATTAAAATTAAAGATATTGAAAATTTAAAATCATTAGAAATCCAAAAAGAAGTTGCAAGAAGAAAAGCTGCTAATTATTTTGAAAGAACCTTAAACAGCTATACTCAGGGTGATATCAAAGATTATTTTTTTAATTTAGCAAAAGCATTAGCGTTTAAAGAAGGATCACTTGGGACAGTTGAAAGTTATAGCATATTAAAAGATAAACTTTGGATTTCTATAGATAATGAAAAACAAAATATTGAAGCAATAAAAAATAAAAAAGAAAATTATTCAAAAAGTTTAAGAACTTTCGGTTATGAAATAGTTTATAATTTTGCAAAGAAAATCTTAAACCTTTATGAAAAAATTTCTTCTTCAGGCGGTGAAGATTATCCTTCTGGAATACTAGGTGAAAAATTTACAAAATATTATTATGGAAGTTATTGGATTTACGAGAATGGTACTCTTTCTTTTGTTGAAAGTGGAGGTAAAACACTTGAAGAAATAACACTTGAAACTTTTAATTCTTTTAAAAATAAACCAACAGACGATTACGAATTTTATATAAGAAAAATGAACACAGAAAATCCTTATTATACTTGGAAACTTTATGATAAAGGAGATATTATTTTAAATAATGATGAAACGATGGTTCCAGGCAATATAGATAGTTATGAAGATATACAGTTATCAACATGGATAGCTTCTATTTCAGAACATCTTACAGAAAAATTGGAAGATAAGCTACTTGAAAGATTTAATAAGTATTTAGCAGAACCAATTAAGAAAAACAATATTAATGTAAAAATTAATTGGAATTCTTTAAGTGTAAAAGGTACAGTTGGAAAACTTAGCGGTAAGCTTATAAAAGATAAAGTCAAAGAAATTTTTGATAAAGCAAAAGAAGCAATCAGGCTTAACAACAAACCATACATTAATAAAGTTGAAGATATTGAAGATTTATACAAAGAACTCTTACCAGACTTAAACCAAGAAATAACAAATGTAGAAGAAACAATTCAAGAGCTAGAAGCTGGTGACCAGAAAGCAATGATTAAATTAACTCTCGGAGGAGAAGAAGCAAAAAATAATTATTCAGATGATAAATCAGTTAATAATCCAATTTATTACAAAACAGTTTCTTCATTATTTAGTTCTTATACTTCTCAGTGCCCTTCTTATAAAACTTATAATGATTCTTCTAAGAGCTCAACTGTAGAAGAACAAACTTATAAATCAGTAGATGAGAATGGAAATGAAATTGTAAGCAGTATTGAAACAAATAATGAAACTTACAGACTTACTTGGTCAGTAATAGGTTTAGACGGTGAAAGGCCAATTATAGGTTTCTATTATGATAAGCCTAAAAAACAAGAATATTTAAGAGTTTATAATTGGGGAAATGGAAACTCTAAACAGCACGCAATAAAGAATTTAAGTATTCAAACTTCTTCAGAATTTGGAATGCTTAATATGGCTGCAATTGTTAATAAAGATACTGGTGAAGCTACTTCTAATGATAGCAACAAAGATAAAATATATAAAACTTCAGAAGCTACTTCTTACTTCTCTGGAGGTGCCGCTTTTGTAAGTAATGTAGTAAATAATAATGCAGAAGCAGAAGCCTTAGTAGATAAAATGACAAGTGGTATAAAGCAAGGAAGTATAGAAATACTAGGTGATCCATCGCTAAGGTTCCAAGGAGATATAACTCCTTATACTTACCCAATAAAGATAGACATTAAGCTTCAAAAAGATGGCAGTTGGTCAGATGGTGGTAATTATATTCCTTGCCAACTCTCTGGATACTATGTAGTTAGTAAGATTACTCACAATATTTCATCTTCTGGTTATACAACAACTTTGGAAGTAATGAGTTATCCAGGCCTTAAAGAAGCCGCAATTGCTTAAGTTAATTATATGCCACCAGAGATGACAGAAGAATCAACAAAAAATTTAGCTTCCGCAATTAATGAACTTAATAAGAATCTCGAAAAAACTAATGCTACTTATCTTGAAATAAGTAGTAATACTAAAGATATAGAAAAAAACGTAAAAGACACAAATAAAGAAATCGAGAAAAAAGGTTCTAAGCTGTTAGATGGACTCTATAATACCCTTGATAAAATGGTTGAGTCTTCTGAAAGCATAGTAGGGATAGTTACTGGTGGAACCCTTATTGCTTCTTTAGGAACTATCGCTAAACATTCTTGGGATATAAATGATTCCATGACTAAATTAGCGGTTAGAATGGGGCAAGGAAAAAAAGGTGTTAAAGATCTTGAAGGTTCTGTAACTGGAATGATGAAGTCATTCGGTTCTAATTATGATCAAGCAAAAGATATAGTAACTACTTTAGCACAAGCCAAGTATGCAGATAATCTTCAAGAAGCAGCAGAAGGTGCGGATCTTTTTTCAAGAGCTACTGGTGTAACAGTTGGAACAGTAGTTCAATTAACAGACGCTTTAAATAAACAAGCAGGTGTATCAACCAAAACTTCTAATGCTATATTAGCAGGAATGACAAAAGTTCAACAAACCGTTGGTATTTCTTATAACGGAATGGAAGCACTTGCATCTTCAATTAATGATATGGCTCTTAATATGGCAGCCTTTGGAAAAACTAATGAAGATATTAAAAGAGCCGCAATAAACACCACAGCACTTGCTGGTGCTATGGAAAAAGTAGGAGTTTCCGCCCAAAGAGCAGTAGCCCTTATGGATCAGTTAAGCGATCCAGATAGAATTGAAGATAATATATTACTTTATTCTCAATTAGGAATTAGTATAGAAGACGCTTTAAATGGTGGAGTTCAAGAAGCATTAGAAGGTGATGCCTTTAAAGAAATGGGTGAAAGAATAGCCGCTATGGGTCCAATCGCTGGTTCTGCGATGGCAAAATCTATGGGACTTTCTTATAAAGAAGTAACTCGTATGGCTCAAATGGAAACTGGCTCTATGAATGATTTAGTAGAAGGTGCTACAGTTGAAGAAGATAAAGCACTTGATAAATTAGATGAGTTCGTAAAAGAAACAGAAGGACTTGGGGCTAAGATAAAACGTTTCTTTAACCAAATGGAAGGTCGGATAATGGGTCTTGGGCCTATTATAGTAACTGCCCTAACTGTTGTAGCTCCACAAATACTAAAACTATTTAAAGGCTTAATAGAAAAAATAACTGGTAGAGGAAAACGAGAAGGATTACAAGCATCTGTCGAAACTTCAGTAAATGATGCAATTGAAAACATAGAGAAAAAAGGTAGAGGATTATCTTTTAGATTTGCAGCTTCTGGATTACAGAAACAAGCAGACGCAAAAAGAGAAGGGGTAGATAATGCCCAAAGACACTTAGCAGACAGCTATAAATTAAGAGACTCAATATTAAATACTACTGGAGAAAATGGAGAAAGATTAATAAATGAAGATGGTGCTAGAAATGAAGATGCTTCTCTTTCTTTAGCAGATAAAAGACTTCAAGACAAACTAATAAAACAATATAAAAAAGTTTCTGGCAATATCGGAAGATGGGAAAAAGCTGCCAGCTTCTCTTCTAAAGCACAAGAAAATCTCTATAATAAACAAAAGAAGCTTGAAGAAATTCAAGATGTTTTAAATAAATCAACAGAAACAATTACTGCAAGTTCTAAAAGAATTAGCGAATTAAAAGAAATTCAAAAAAACGCTAATGATGAAATGAAGAAGATTATTCAAGAGCAAATAGAAGCTGAAGAAAAAAATCTTAACTCTGCAATTTTAAAACAAAAGAAATCAGAAGAACTTGTTAAGACTAAGCAAAAAGAAGTAGAAGCAGCACAAACAAATGTAGATGCAGAAAATAAAGTAACTACTAAAGGAAGTGTTTTTGTTAAAATAGGTCAAGGAGTTGCTTCAAGAGTTGGAACTGTAAAACAAAAAGCAGCTAATTACCTTAGAGAAGAAGGCGGTGGCTCTATTGGTAAAGGACTTGGAAAAACTGCAGGTAAAGCACTCTTAGGAATTTCTAAATCTATAGGCCCTATTGCTATAGTAATGGGTATAATGAGTAAAATTCTTGATAAAGTAAAAGAACCACTTTCTAATTTAGCCGATAACTTAATAAGTATTTTGGGCCCTTGGTTAGAACCAATGCTTAAAACATTTGTAGATCTTTTAAATACTATGGCTAAAACTTTACTTCCACCAGTGCTTTATGTATTAAGTGGATTATTAGATGCTTTACACTTATTACTAACTCCACTCATTTGGCTTTTAAAGAGTTTAGAGAAAATACCAGTAGTTGGTAAAACACTTGCTGGTGTTGGAGATATGCTTGATAGCATTACTGGTTCTGGTGGTGATCTTAGATCAGCAGCTAAAGCAATTTCTAGTTCTAATAAAGACCTTACTAAAGCAGTTGATGAAAATACTCAAACAACAGAAGAGGCTAATAATGAGCCAGCAACTATAGAAGTAGTTGGTGGAGAAGCTGTTATGACTTCTGGGCAAAAAGACTTTGTAAATAGCACAGTTGGCTCTACAACTCAGAATACTCAAACTGTTGTTACCGATGAAGAGAAAAACAAAGAAGCAAATAAAGAAACTAGAGAAAAGGCACAAGTAAATGAATTATCTACTCAAACAAGTATTCTTAAAGATGAAGAAAGTCATTTGGCAAGACTTGTAAGATTAGTAGAAGAACTCCTTAGTAAAGTAAATGTTCCATCTTTCTCAGGACAAACCTTTACAAGTTTCAACGGTGATAGACAGCAATAAAAGTTAATCTTATGAGGATCAAAGACTTAAGCAAAAAAGATAGCTCTGGACTACCTTTAGAAATTGAAACCGGTACTTCTTATGAGCTTAAAAGATATACCACTGTTGGCGACTTATATTATCAAAATGATGAAAAAATCTTAGAACGCGCAAATGAAATTCCTACAGAAGGAACTATATTCCAAAACGATGGTGTTATCGAAAAAGAAAATATTCCAGAAAACACTCTAAAAGATTTTAAGCCAGTATCTCAAAGTAACACTCCTCACAATTATTATGAAGAAGAACACCCTGATAAAGTTTCAGCTTCAGCACGTTTTTCAGAGATGAACCGTGGAGACATCTTTATTAAAAAAGGCGATGTAAATATTGAAAATCCTGAGGAAGATGCTAACCACAAAGATTTAATAAAAAGTGGATTTGAATATTTAACTAGTAATCAAGATGAAAACAATGATAAATTAGACGAAGAAAAAACTTGGGAAGCACTTGGTAAAGCTGGCTTATCTGCAGTTAATTTCAATGGTGTAATTGATTTTGGTGAAGATATTTATAAAGCCATAGAAGAATACAATAATGAAAATCCAACTATTTCTAAGTTTGACGAAGCCAATCAAAAATTAATCTCTTGGAAAGAAGATCGTTATAAACAAATTCACATGAATGATTACAAAAAGAGTCAGTATTATAACGATATAACTAATATAGCAAACACACAACACAAACTTCAAAGAGGTAGTTTGGGTTATTCTTCAAATTTTTCACAAATAGGTCAAAACATTTTAAAGCAATTTGGTGATAATGATATTCCAGAAGACGCCGACGAGCTTCTTAGTTTAAATCTTTCAGGTGAATACAACTTAACTACTGACAAACCAGGAAGTATAGTAAAAGCCAAAGATAATGTTACAAACTTTATTACTGGTAATGCTAAATCAGAAAACAAAGACAATATAAATAATTATCGAGATAATAACGAAGAAAGAGATATTAAAGAATTCTCTAAAGAGCTTAAGAATAGAAACAATGGAGATTATTTAACTTCTACAGATGCAGCAGAAAAGTTCTCTCCTATGAAACTATCTGATGCACAAGCAAGAATGATTACAATGCTTAAAAACAAAAATACATTTATGAAAACTATAGGATGTATTTATGTTAAACCTTTCTATTCTTCAGAGAGTTTTAATCAATTTACTATTCCTTTTGAATTTAAACCAGAAATATCTGAAGGTGCTACAACAGCCAAATATGCTGCTGAAAACCTTTTAAATAGATTAGGCTCTATGCAAGTATATTCAGGAACTGAACTTTCTACTCTTACTTTAACAACTACTTACATAGCATTAGCCCCAGATGAAATCACTGATACTTCTAATACTGGTGCGCAACACGCTGTAAATGCTTGGGAATATTATTGGACTAATAATAAGCTTGAAGAAGTAGAACTCCAATTAAGAAGTTTAGTATTCCCATCAGTTAATGAGAAAAGCGGTTATTTAGTTAAGCCACCTATTGTTCAAATTAAAATGGGTGGAGAAAAAGACAATCCTTCAGTTGGTGACTTATATAAATACCCAAATGTAAATCTTGAAAAATATTTAAAAATCTCAAGTAGAGAAGGTAATAGATATAAAAAATTTGTAGTTACTTCTGTTCAAATAGATAAGTTAGATAATAATGATATTTATGAAGCTCCAAGTCTTTATACTTATTCTTCTAAGGCAAGAGAAAATCAGGAAGACGACGGTTTGTCAGCACATATATCTCCAATAAACTCAAGTGGTAAAGCAGTTGAAGAATTAGCAGAAGGCGAATCTTTAGGCTATTACGGATTTAGAAAAAGAGGATTTAAAGTTACTCTTCAAATGACAGAAGTAACTGAAAACTTCTTAGATATAGTTCCAGACTTTAGAGCCTACTATGACGCTTGGAGAGATAAATCTGATCAAACTAACCCAGCTCCTTTTAAACTTGAAGATAATTTCGGAAAAGAAGTAATAGACTCTCTAACTGCTACAGCAAATGAATTAGCTTCTCAATTAGGTAATCTTGAAGAAAAACTTAAAGCAGAACTTGAAAAGGCTTATGCAATCGGTAAGTCTTATTTAAAAGCCCCAGATGTTGCCATTTGGGGAAATGCAATTACTGCTTCTATAATTACTGGTAATAATATTAAAACTACTACTGAAAATATTGACCCTATAATCAAAAAAGAAATAGAAGATTATGAAAAATATTTTGTAAGTTCCGCTAATGGAATAAGAATGGATTTAGTTCCAAAAAACTATCTCTATAAACAATCTTATGGCCCAAGTTTAAATGTTGAAACAGCTACAATTATAGTTGGCTATAATTATTTAAGAAGTGAATATAGTGAAGTATCTACTTCCCCAGTAGAGATTGAAGGTTATACAAGAGCCACAGAAAATATAGGAGCTCCAACAGGAACTAATTTGTATGTAAAAATTGATAGAAAGTCTTTAATTTATAATTCTAAAAATCCACTAGGGGCTTTAAATACTGTAATTAATATTCCTATAACTAGTTTTGAAATCGATGAAAAGAAATGTTTCGCTAATTTGTATAATGTTAATCTCATAAATTATTTTAATGAATTACTCAATAGTTATAATAAACTCTTGGATTTAGATATTAGTAAAATAACCGATAAAAAGGTTAAAGCGTGTTTAGAAGAATTATTAAAAACTTTTGAAAACGGTGGAACTGTTTATGGCTTAGGCGAGAAGGGTGTAAAAATTAAACTGACTACTATTCCATCTATTGAAACATGTAGAAAAATGATTGAAAATACATTAACATTATTCACTAAAGAGATTAAAACTTTAATTACAAACGTAAATAATTTAACACCTATAAAGAGTAATGAATATCTTAAAATAGGTGAAAACAAAATAAACTCAATAAGTGTTAATATCAGTAGAACAATAAAAACTTCTAATAATATGACATTTGAAGCTAATGTAATGTTTGAAAATCAAGAACATAGATACTTTATAGTATTTAATGAATTAAAAGAAAATATACCTTACTTAAAAGACGCACTAAAAAATTTAGTTTCTTACATAACAAAAGATGGATTGGCTAAAATTTACAATACAAAAATGAAATCAATAAATGAAATACCACAGGCTAGTTCTGTTAATATATTTGAAAGTAATTATAAAGACAAGACTTCTGAAAAGTTTATTGAAGAACAATTTTATGGAACTAAAGATTTTAGCGGCTTAAATCAATTTACTAGTGATAAAGTAGTAGGTGAAGAAGGCTCAATAATTAGAATTGCTAGTGAAATGTGTGAATCTAAAAAACAAAAAGAAAAAATAGACAGAGCAAAGGAGAATACAGATGAGAAGGTATGATTATATAACTAATGTAAGATGTGATGCCTTAAATGATGATATTAAAGGTTTTTTTGAAAGGGTAAATTGTGATATTTTAAAAGAACACTCTACTACTGGTACAATACTTAGCGGAATGGAATATAGACCTGATAAAGTAGCGGCTTATTATCTTGGTGGAACTAATTACTCTTGGATGATAGATTTGGCTAATGATTTTACAGAGGGCATTAAAGATTACTATAAAGGCAGAGAAATACTAATTCCAGATATTGATACAGTTTATACATTACTAATGGAGGTGTAAATGATTTACGAGGCTTTAGTAATTGATAACTCTGGATTTGTAGAAAAAGGAACTATAAGAGTAAGAATTAAACAATCTTGTATTTCTCCAAGTATGTTAAGAGATTTATCTGAAAACCCTACATACTCTATTGATAAGTGTGGTGGTCAAAGATGGTATCAGACTGAAAAAGAAAAGAAATTCATTTACACTGATACAGATGTAAAAGTAAGTTCTGGGATAGGTGGTGGATATGACTATGGATTATTTTATTTACCGCAACCTAATTCTTGGGGGCTAGTAGCAAAAATTGGTGATCCTTGGGATAGCAAAACTACTGACAACTATGTATGGATTGGGGCTCTTTATCAAAGGGATTTAATAACTAAAAGTATTAATATACCTTCTGACACAATGAATAATAAAAATGGTGTAGAAGATTCAATTGCTAATATTAGTAATGTGTCTTCAGCTATAGTATTAAAGACTAAAACTACTTCTATAGCTGGTGGCCCTGAAAATATAGACCAAGACAAAAGCCGTGAAAGTTTAGACTTTAAAAAAAGACCAATAGAGAACTTAATAGTAATAGATAAAGACAAAATACAAATAGTTCATAATGTAGGAGATAATGAAGAAAAAATTGTAGCCACCGAAACCTTAAATATTAATGCTGATGGATTTGAAATAAATCACAAAGATGAAAAGAGTGGAAATATTTCTAGAATTAATTTAGATAACTCTGGGAACTTTTTAATCCAAAAAGAAGCAGATGAGGCAGATATTACTCTCTCTGGAAATGAAGAGGGGGTAAATATAGATTATATAGATTCTAAGCAGAATGGAGCTAATGTAAAGATTGGAAAAAAAGATACTTCTTTAGGCGGTAATAATAAAACAGAAATTGATTTGACTGCTTTCTCTGGAAATGGAAGCTGTTCTATAAGGATTAAAGATAACGGAATAAATGTTGAAAGTAGTAAAGATATTACTATAGCACCAGGGGCTGATGGAAAAGTAAATCTAGGAAATAATGGAATGTCTGTATTAGTAAGTCCTACTGGCGGAGATGTATTAATTGGAAATGTTACTATTCCTTGTTCAAAAAATGTAACTGCATAAAAGATAATAATATAAGAGGTTTAAAATGGAAGATTTAATTAATGAGGATTTTACCGAAGAATTTAGTATATTAGCAGAAGAAGAAATTCGTGATGGAAAAAAGCAGATTTGTTTTAAAGGAATTTTCTCAGAAGCAGATAAAATGAATAGAAATCATAGAATCTATCCAAGAAAGATTCTTAAAGAGGCTTACGAACAAGCTTGGGATGCGGCTCAGAAGAGTGGTTCCCCAATCATAGGTGAATGTGAGCACGCACAGGATAGCAAAATTCACCTTGAAAGAATTGCTGTTACATTCCCTGAATTAGTTTGGAATGAAGAAAAGGGAACTATTGAAGGAAAGGCAGTTCCTACAGATACAGAAATGGGACACTTGATTGAAGGACTTGCTAAATCTGGAATTAAGATTTGTTTCTCTACAAGATGTTCTGGAAAGGTAAAGCCTTATAGAGGTCCTTTAGCAGAAGGTGTTACAAATGCTGTAGAAGTTCAACCTGGTTTAAAGATTATAAGTATTGATGTAGTAGGACAGCCATCATGCCAAGCAGCAGTAACTGATACTGTTTATGAATCAGAAGCTCTTAACGAATCAGTTAATAACATAATAACAGCTAAACAAATTTTCGATGAAGAATTTTAAAAAACCCCTCGGGGTAACTCGATGGAGGGTCTTCGACAAAATAATAAGTTAATAATAGGAGTTTTAACTAACTATGACAATTAATGAAATTTTTAAAGAGATAGAATACGGAAAAGAATATTGCTTATTTGAAGAAGTAAAGAAATCTTTAGAAAATTCTTATGATAGAGAAAATGATATATTCTATGCTTCAAAGAGAATTAAAGATATTTCTAAGAAAGTAGCACTTAATGAAGAAGACGAAAAAATTGTTGATAGAATTATCAATAAGTGTGAAATTGTAGAAGACAGATTGTTTGCTGAAA